AACGGTGCGGCGCTTTACCAAGAGTTCCGTCGCATGGGTGTGCCCATCTCAGAGTTCACGCCGGGTAAGGGACAGGACAAGATCAGCCGCGTAAATGCCGTATCTGACCTGTTTTCTTCAGGTATAGTCTGGTCGCCTGACCGGCGTTGGGCGTATGAAGTTATTGAGGAATGTAATGATTTCCCCTCTGGCCGAAATGACGACTTGGTTGACGCCACTACCTTGGCTCTCATGAGGTTTAGGCAGGGCGGGTTTCTCCGCTTGCCCAATGACGAGCCAGAACCGACACGGTGGTTCAAGAGTCGTCGCGGTGCTGGATACTATTAGGAGAATCTAAATGGCCGTCGATAAAAGTCTGATGCAGGCTCCGCAGGGTCTTGAAGCACTTGCTCCTCCTGAGCCGATTGAAATTGTGATTGAAGACCCCGAAAGCGTGGCTATCGGGGTTGATGGCATGGTGGTCGAGATGGTTAGAGACGAGCCACGTGCCGAGGACTTTGACGCTAACCTTGCTGACTTCATGAGTGAAGGCGAACTTGGATCGCTCTCTGGCGAGTTGATCGGTCAGTATGAGCAGGATCTCTCCTCGCGTAAAGACTGGCTCGACACCTACGTCAAGGGACTGAAGATCCTTGGTCTGCGATACGAGGACAGGACAGAACCGTGGCCGGGTGCGTGCGGGGTGTTCCACCCGTTGCTGATGGAGTCGGCGGTTAAGTTCCAATCCGAGACCATCATGGAGACCTTCCCGGCGGCAGGGCCGGTCAAGACCAAGATCATCGGTAAGGAGACCCCTGAGAAGAAGGACTCTGCCGTTCGTGTCGCTGATGACATGAACTATCAGTTGACCGAGATCATGAAGGAGTACCGCCCTGAGCACGAGCGGATGCTGCTCAGCCTTGCTTTGGCAGGTAACGCCTTCAAGAAGGTCTACTTTGACCCTAGCCTTGACCGTCAGACGGCGATCTATATCCCGGCTGAAGACATCATCGTGCCGTACGGTGCGCCGAATCTGGAAGGTGCTGAGCGTGTTACGCATCGGATGCGTAAGACGAAGAACGAATTGATCAAACTGCAGTATGCAGGCTTCTACCGCGACATCGACTTGGGCGACCCGGTTCGCACGATGGACGAGGTGGAGAAGCAGAAGGCAGAGGATCAAGGCTTCTCAGCCACGATGGACGACCGGTTCCAGTTGCTTGAGATGCACGTGAACATCGACCTGCCGGGTTATCCCGATGTCGATAAGGACAACAACGAGACAGGGATCGCACTGCCGTACGTGGTGACGATTGAGAAGGGGACGGGGACGGTTCTGGCGATTAGGCGGAACTGGAACGAAGATGACAAACTCAAATCAAAGCGACAGCACTTTGTGCATTACGGGTATATCCCCGGCTTTGGCTTCTATTATTTCGGACTTATCCACCTTATCGGCGGCCACTCTAAAGCGGCAACCTCCCTCCTTCGCCAACTTATCGACGCAGGAACTCTTAGCAATCTTCCGGGTGGTCTCAAATCACGCGGTCTGCGTATCAAGGGAGACGACACACCCATCGCTCCCGGCGAGTGGCGAGACGTAGACGTTCCGTCTGGTGCGGTGCGCGACAACATCCTGCCGCTGCCGTACAAGGAGCCGAGCCAGACTCTTGCCATGCTGATGGACAAGGTGGTCGAGGATGGTCGTCGCTTCGCTGCGGTGTCTGATCTCAAGATCAGCGACATGTCCTCGCAGGCTCCGGTTGGCACGACCCTCGCTGTGCTTGAGCGTGTCCTCAAGGTGATGACGGCGGTTCAGGCTCGCATCTACTACACGATGAAGCAGGAGTTCAAACTCCTCGCTGCGATCATCCGTGACAATACCCCGGATGAGTATTCGTACGAGCCAGAGGTCGGTGATCGCAAGGCTAAGAAGGCTGACTACGATGATGTGGATGTCATCCCGGTCAGTGATCCGAACGCGGCTACGATGTCGCAGAAGATCGTGCAGTACCAAGCGGTGCTGCAGTTGTCTCAGACTGCGCCAAACATCTACGACATGCAGTATTTGCATAGGCAGATGATTGAGACGCTGGGTGTCAAGAACGCGGACAAGATCATCCCGCCCCCGGAGGACGCCAAGCCTAAAGACCCTGTGACTGAGAACATGGACATCATGAACAGTAAGCCTGCCAAGGCGTTCATCTATCAGGATCATGAGGCGCATCTGCAGGTTCACTTGTCGGCTATCCAAGACCCGAAGTTGCGGGAGATGATCGGTCAGAACCCGAAGGCGCAGGAGATCATGGGTGCCGCTATGGCGCACATCATGGAGCACGTAGCCTTCCAGTATCGCCGTGAGATTGAGAAGCAACTGGGCGCTTCGTTGCCGCCACCGGAAGAGAACGGCAAACCGTCCGAACTGCCTGAAGCCGTCGAGGTCGAGATTTCGCGCCTTGCTGCTCAGGCTGCAGCCAAACTGCTCCAGAAAGATCAGGCTGAAGCGCAACAGCAACAGGCCCAGCAACAGGCCCAAGACCCCATCATCCAGATGCAGCAGATGGAGTTGCAACTTCGCCAGCAGGAACTGCAACTTAAGGCGCAGCAGATCCAGATGGAGGCTCAGAACAAACAGACAGAACTGCAACTTGAGGCACAACTCAAGCAGGCAGAACTGCAACGCAAACAGCAAGAGATGCAGATCATGGCGGCGACCAAGGCCGATGAACTCGACCTTCGCAAACAAGAGATCGCCAACAGGACGCAGATCGATGCTGCACGACTCGGTGTGGATGTTCAGAAGCACAAGACCGGGCTGTCTGCGAAACAGCAGGAAGCAGGAGTGCGTATGGGTATTGACATCGCAAAAACCAGAGATTCAGCCATGCGGGCTGCGCTACGACCGCCGAAAGGTGCAAAGGAGGAGTAAATGTCCTATTCAAACGCTCTGGAATACCTTGAGTCCAAACTCAAGGAGGAGCGCGGCTTGATTGTAGAAAGCCTCACTCAAGGCAAATTGGATGAGGGGGAATACAAAAGGCTATGCGGGTTCATTCAGGGTCTTGACCTCGCAGTTAGTTATCTCAAAGACCTTGCGAAACGATTGGAGGAAGAATGAGTAGTATCAATGTAGAGAAGACACAGGAAGAAGCCACCAAGGCCAAACTCCTGCCAGAACCGAAAGGCTACCGAATCCTGTGTGCAGTGCCACACGTGGAGGAGGAGTACGAAGGCGGCATCATCAAGGCCGAGGACACCAAGAAGGTCGAGGAGCAGACGACTGTTGTTCTGTTCGTCGTCAAATTGGGGAACCTCGCCTACAAGGATGAGACCCGCTTCCCGACCGGTGCGTGGTGTAAGGAGGGGGACTTCGTGCTGACACGACCCTATTCCGGCACCCGCGTGGTCATCCACGGACGTGAGTTCCGCATCATCAACGACGACACGGTGGAAGCGGTGGTTGAAGACCCCCGTGGTATCCGTCGCGCATAGGAGTAATTTATGGCTACCGAACAAACTGAGTTCAAATTTCCTGATGAAATTGAGTCAGAAAAAACTCAATCAAAACAAGAGTTTAACGACGAAATTGAAGTAAAAGTTGAAGATGACACACCCGAGGAAGATCGAGGTCGTAAACCACTGCCTAAAGAGGTAGTTAACGATTTGGAGAATGACGACCTTGAGGAGTACTCCGATAAGGTCAAAAAGCGCCTTGGTCAGATGAAAAAGGCGTGGCATGACGAGCGCCGCGAAAAAGAGCGTGCAGCGCGGGAGCGGGAGGAAACCTACCGCTTTGCCCAAGCCCAGATGGAGGAGAACCGTCGCCTCAAACAACGTCTTGGGGTGGGGGAGAGAGCCTTTGTTAATGAGATGACTAAGGCGGCTAATACCGACCTAGGTGTAGCAAAAGATAAACTAAAGACTGCTTATGAGTCTGGCGATGCTGAGCAAATCGCCCTCGCTCAAGAAATGCTGACTGATGCAAAACTCAAGTTGCAACAGTTCGCTCGGTTCCAGCCTGCTTTACAACAGCAGGATTCAGGAGTACAAGTAAACCAACAGGTACCGACGTTACCTACGTATTCGGCTCCGGTCATTGACCAAAAGGCCGAGGCTTGGAAGCAAAAAAATACGTGGTTTAACGTGGACGAGGAGATGACTGCCCTTGCGCTCGGCCTGCATGAAAAATTAGTCCGGTCTGGTGTAGATCCGCGTAGCGATGATTATTACCGCCGAGTTGACGAGACAATGAGGAAACGATTCCCCGAGGCGTTTGACAACGATGAAGGGGATACCGTGACTCAAACGAGGGAGCCTGATAAGCCCTCTCGCACAAAACCAGCCAATGTAGTGGCTCCGGTAACGCGGGGAACCGCGCCGCGTCAGGTACGCCTGACACCGACTCAAGTTGCTATCGCCAAGAAATTGGGCCTGAGCAATGAACAGTACGCAAAAGAACTTATGAAACTGGAGGCTAACTAAAATGGCTGAGAATAGACTTGCACGTGAACTCGAAAATCGGGAATCCGCACAGCGCAAAATGGATTGGAAACCCCCTCAGACGCTCCCTGAACCGGAGCCGCAAGATGGTTGGGTCTTCCGCTGGATACGGACTAGTATTATGGGTCAGGCCGATCCCTCTAATACGTCTGCAAAGTTTCGGGAAGGTTGGGAGCCTGTAAAGGCTTCTGAACAGCCTAAATTGATGATGCAAGCCGATCCTAATGGACGTTTCAAAGACAACATTGAGATTGGTGGTTTGTTGTTGTGTAAGGCTCCGGCTGAACTAATGCAGCAGCGTGATAATTACTACGCGCAGCAGGCAAAGGCTCAGTTGCAGTCTGTGGACAACAACTTTATGAGGCTGAACGATGAGCGTATGCCCCTCTTCAGTGAGAAGAAGACTACGGTCTCGTTTGGCAAAGGCAAATAACTTCTTTTTTGGAGTAACTAATGGCATATCCTACTGTTGACAAGCCGTATGGCTTGAAGCCGATCAACCTGATCGGCGGGCAGGTGTTTGCCGGGGCCACGCGCCAGCGTCGTATTGCGTCCAGTGCTGCGAGCATTGGCTACGGCGATCCGGTTCAGTTGACCTCAAGCGGCACCATCTCTGTCTCCACCTCGACGACGACGCCCCCGGACGCTGGCTTTGCCGGTGTGTTCTTGGGCTGCTCGTTCGTGTCCACTGTGACGGGTCAGCCGACCTACTCGCAGGCTTGGATTTCGGGCACTTCGGTGAAGTCCGGCACGTACGTTACGGCGTATGTGGCTGATGATCCGAACACCCTGTTCAAGGCTGTGGGCGTTTCGGCGTCCCTGAACGTTTCGACCACTAGCGGGTTCACGTACGAGGATATCGGTGCCAACGTTGCACTGGTTGACGAGTCGCTGAACACGACGACGAACGACTCGCAGCGGGGTCTCCTGCTGTCTTCGGTTGCGACCACCCGGTCTCTGCCGATGCGTATCGTCGATGTGGTTGAAGACACGGCGTTTGTTTCTGGCGGCACTACCTACTATCCCGAAGTTATCGTGAAGTTCAATGCACCGTACCTCACGAGCGTTTCGTTGATTGTTGGTGGTCACGCTTACAACTGCCCCGTCGGCGTTTAATAAGGGAGTTCTAAGACATGGCTATTTCACGCGCACAACTGCTCAAGGAACTCCTTCCGGGTTTGAACGCCCTGTTCGGCCTTGAGTACAAGACCTATGGCGAGGAGCACAAGGAGATCTACGAGACTGAGACCTCCGAGCGTTCCTTTGAAGAGGAGACCAAACTTTCTGGTTTCAGTGCTGCTCCGGTTAAGTCGGAAGGCGCTGCGATTGCGTATGACAACGCACAGGAAGCGTGGACTGCTCGCTACAGCCACGAGACCATTGCTCTCGGCTTCTCCATCACGGAAGAAGCGGTTGAAGACAACCTGTACGATTCGCTGTCCAAGCGATACACCAAGGCGCTCGCCCGAGCGATGGCGTACACGAAGCAGGTCAAGGCGGCTTCTGTCCTGAACAATGGCTTCTCGTCGTCCTACGTTGGTGGTGACGGCAAGGCTCTGTTCGCGGCGGATCACCCGCTTGTTTCGGGTGGCACCAACAGCAACCGTCTGACGGCTTCTGACCTCAACGAGACTTCGCTTGAGGCGGCTGTCATTCAGATCGCTGGTTGGACTGACGAACGTGGACTCCTGATCGCGGCGAAGCCCGGCAAACTCATCGTCCCCCCGGCGTTGATGTTTACCGCCAAGCGTCTCCTCGATACGGAACTCCGCGTGGCAACTGCGGACAACGACATCAACGCTCTCAAGGCGATGGGGTCGATTCCCGGTGGCTACACGGTGAATCACTACCTGACGGACACGAACGCTTGGTTCCTGACCACGGACGTTCCGAATGGTATGAAGCACTTCGTTCGTACCCCGCTGCAAAACAGCATGGACGGAGACTTCGATACGGGCAACGTGCGGTATAAGAGCCGCGAGCGTTACTCGTTCGGATGGTCTGATCCGCTGGGCATGTTCGGTTCGCCGGGCGCGTCCTGATGAGTCTGGGGAGGGGGGCTTCGGCCCCCCTTTCCTTTTTAGGTTTCTAGGCGTATATAGGGTCTATCGGGAAAAATTTTGCTTACCAGACAGACCCGACTGACGACATGCAGACTGGTAAGCACAACTCGCATGTGAGGTATTTGAAATGGCACGTACTACGTTCTCCGGCCCGGTGGCTTCCGACAATGGTTTTATCGGCGCTATCGACTCCGCTTCTGCCACGATCACCAATCTGGTCTGCACGACCCTGACGATTGGTAGCACCAAACTGACGACCGGTTCGGTGTCGGGCACGGTGTCGGTTCAGGCCGGTCGTATTCCGGTTCTTATCGGCAGCACCACGCTCTACATCGGTTTGTACGCCAGTCTCGTCCCGTAAGATTTCGTGGGGGGCGTAAGCCCCCTTCATCCATTACAGGAGACGGAGAATGGGTATGCAAACAGATGTTTTAGCCAGTAAAGTCCGTACGGACGCTGGCGATTTGTTGGATCAGAATAGCCTTGTTATCGGGCGTAGTCGCGTCAAAGCGATCTACATTGTCCCCGACTCGGGTGCAGGTACGGTGACGTTCCGTGACGGCGGGGCTAGTGGCCCGACCAAAATTGTGGTGAATACCAAGGGTAGTTCCACTGCACCAGACTACATCCTGATGCCGGGTGAAGGATTGCTCTTCCAAACGAGCGTCTACATCGTGCCGTCAGCCGTCGTTTCAACGATGGTGATCTATGGCTAAGTCACCGGCTTGGCAGCGTAAGGAAGGCAAAAACCCCGCTGGCGGCTTGAACGCCAAAGGCAGGGCGTCTTACAACAAAGCCAATCCGGGTAAGCCGGGTCTGAAGCGCCCTCAACCCGAGGGTGGTGCCCGTAAGAAGTCGTTCTGTGCCCGTATGTCGGGTATGAAGAAGAAACTGACGAGTGCCAAGACGGCTAACGATCCGAACAGCCGTATCAATAAGTCCTTGAGGGCTTGGAACTGTTGAGATGCCGAGTAAATCCAAAGCCCAGCATAATCTGATGGCAATGGTTGCTAACGACCCCAAAGCAGCCAAACGTCTGGGCATCCCTCAATCTGTGGGTCGAGATTATGTTAAGGCCGACAAAGGCCGCAAATTCGGTTCTGGAGGATCTATGAAAGAGTCAAAGTCGATGATGCGTAAGGAAGTGTCGTTCATGAAAAAGAAAGGCGCTCCGAAGTCCATGATCAAGCACGAAGAGGCTGAGATGGAAGGCAAGAAGATGCGTAAGTTTGCTGCGGGTGGACGCCTGTCCTATGCGGATTTGCAGGCTAAGCAGGCTGCAACAAAGGCTCGTGAGGCGGCTTTCCGCAAGGCTAACTCGGTTGAGTCTCGTGCTGCAGCGCAGCGTGCAGCCCGTTCTGCCCCTCCTGCTCCGCGTCCCGCTGCTCCCTCCGGTGGTGCTGCCATGCCTGTCAGCGGAATGGGCGCAGCCGGTGGTACTCAGGCCATGATGCGTAAGGGCGGCATGGCTGGCTCCTACCGCAAGGCTGCTGACGGCGTTGCCCACAAGGGCAAGACCGAAGGTAAGATGGTCAAGATGGCTATGGGCGGTATGACTCCTCCCACTCCTCCCAAGAAGCCGGTGACGCTACAGACCCGTCAATTTGGAACTGGCCCCGGTATGCGTCCGACGCCCAAGCATATTGGTAAAGCAATTACTGATCGTGGCAAGGCGATTCTTGGTAAAGCCAGTGGCGGCAGTATCGGTTCCTTCCGTCGCGCTGCGGACGGCATCGCCAGCAAGGGCAAGACCAAGGGCACGATGGTCAAGATGGCTTACGGCGGTAAGTGCTAATGGCTGAAGACTTTCCTGATTTGACCGGTGACGGTCAAGTGACTCGCGCTGATGTGCTGAAAGGCCGTGGCGTGTTTAAGCGCGGCGGTAAAGTCCAAAAGTTTGGCCCGCGTTACGGCTTCAAAAGATTTGCCGAAGGTGGAAAGATGCAAACGGGAACTGCTAAGAGAAATCCAAAAAGTCCTCCGTTGAGCGACGATGTTGAGGCAGATCTCAAAGCCCTCGAAACTCTTGAGCAGCCTGACTATGACGTAGGTGGCCCGAAGCGCCGGTACCGCAAGGGTAAGGTGAAGCGTTACGCTGATGAGGGTTATAAGTCCGGCGGCTCAGTCTCGTCTGCTTCCAAGCGTGCTGACGGTTGTGCCGTAAAAGGTAAGACCCGAGGCAAGTTTGTATGATGCCTTCCCGAGGCATGGGTGTGATCGCTCCTAGGAAAGTCCCTCGCGCCAAGCGGCGTGGGGACGACAAGCCCGTTGAGGGTACTGGGAAGCCGATCCGCCATGCCGAGGGCGGTAAGGTAAAGAGCAAGGTC